AAATTTTAGTGGAGGTAGTAATCCTTTTGGTACACCAGATCCTAGTGCTGAATTTGAAAGACAAATTTATATTGTAGATAGAAAATCAGTAGAAAATAGAGATATAGTAGAATTTGAACTTAGTGCAGTTAGTGATCTGGCTGGTGTCAGATTACCTAAAAGACAATGCACTAGAGCTTTATTTCCTGCTATTGGTACGTTTTTTCAATGAGTTGGCAAGATGACGCATTGGTCCATGCGAAAGACCAAAATCCTAAAGAATCTGTAGGACTTTTATTAAATATCAGAGGAAAACAAAGATATTATCCGTGTCAAAATTTAGCTATTACAAGTCATCAAGAATTTATATTAAATCCAGAAGATTATGTAAAAGCAGATAATTTAGGAGAAATAACGGCTGTAATTCATAGTCATCCAATATCATCTCCAGAACCAAGTCAAGCAGACAAAATTAGTTGTGAAAAAAGTAACTTACCGTGGCATATTGTTAATCCAGAAACAGGTAAATGGGCATATCTAGAACCATCAGGATATAAAGCACCTTTGATTGGTCGTGAATGGGTTTGGGGTGTTACTGATTGTTGGGCTTTAGTAGTTGATTGGTATAAAGAAGAAAAAGGAATAACTTTAAAAGATTATGAGAGAAATATGTCTGCTGATGAATTTTTATTTAATCCATTATTTGAAAACTATGCTTGGAGAACAGGTTTTAGAGAACTTAGACCAGATGAACCATGTAAAAAGGGAGATGTGTTATTAATGTCAATAATGTATCCAACTTTAAATCATGTAGCTATTTTTCTTGGAGATATGGTTTTACATCATTTAGCAGATAGACTATCTTGTAAAGAGCCTTACTCTGAATGGTTGTTAAAATGTACTGGTAAGAGGTATCGCTATGCTCAAGAAAATTAAACTTTATGGTGAGTTAGCTGACTTTGTAGGTCATAAGGAATTAGATGCTGTGGTAAATACATCTGCTGATGCAATTAGATTTTTAATAACTAATTTTCCAGAATTAGAGGCTCATATGAATGATAGATATTATCAAGTAATTGCTAATAATTATGAATTATCTCAAGATGATTTGCACGGTCCAATAGGAAGTGAAGGTGTAAGTATAGTTCCTGTAATTAGTGGTGCTGGTGGTGGAGCTTTTAGAAAAATATTATTAGGTGCTGCATTAATTGGAGGTGCATTTGCTTTTGGAGGGTTGTCATTCGGAGGTAGTTTTAAAGCGTTTGGAGCAAATTTAGCAGCAGCACCAGGTCTTACTAAAGCTGCTTTCGGTATTGGTGCAGCTTTAACTTTAAGCGGAGTATCAGATATGTTATTCCCGTTACCAGATATACCTGATTTTTCTAATGAAGAAGATCCTAGAATATCATTTAGTTTTTCTGGAGTACAAAACACATCACGGGCTGGAACCAGTATACCTCTATGCTATGGAGAAATTGTCACTGGATCGGTAGTAATTTCAGCAGGAATAGACACACATCAAATAGTGGCGGAGGATTAAATTATGTCAAAAATTATTAGAGGAGCAAAAGGTGGTGGAAGAAGTAGAGATCCAGTAAGAGCAGATGATAATTTAAATAGTAAAGAATTTGCAACAGTACAGGACTTGTTATCTGAAGGTGAGATTGAAGGTTTTGCTACTCCATCAAAAAGAAATATTGCAAGAAATAATTCTAATTATAATAAGGCTTGTTTAGCTGACATATTTTTAAATAACACTTCAGTGTTAAATGTTTCTTCTGATCTAACAGATACAGAATTTACTAATAAATTAAATAATTTACAAGAAACAGATTTTAGTTTTCAAGATGTAACTTTTAAACCTCGATTTGGTACTAGTAATCAATCTGCTGTGGGAAATGTTGATAACAACGTCTTTACAAAGCAAAGCACTAGCATAACACCTACACATTCAAACCCTATAAAAAAAACTGGTACTCCTGGTCCTGTAGACAGTCCAGATATTAGCCCGAATAAAGATGCAGTAGAAGTAACAATTACTTTTGCAGCGTTTCAAAAGTTTGAAAATAATGGTGATATTTCAGGAACAGAGGTAACTTTAAAAATTCAAAGACAGATAGATGGTGGTAATTTTGAAGATAGGGTAACAGATACAATAAAAGGAAGAAGTGCTGATCCTTATTCAAAAGAGTATCGTATTAATCTTCCTTCTACTTACAATCAGGCAAAAATAAGAGTTTTAAGAGATACAGACGATAGTAATTTAGATGAAATACAGGATACTTTTTCTGTTACAAGAATGGAGGAGATATCCGATGATGTAAGAACATATCCAAACTGTGCATATTCAACATTAAGATTAAGTTCTGAACAGTTTAGTTCTGTTCCTCAAAGGGCTTTTCGTATAAGAGGAATTAAGGTAAAGATTCCAGGTGCAGGTGCTAATGGCACAAACGCACCAACTGTTGATGCTGCAACAGGTCGTATTAAATATGATGATGATTATATATTTAATGGAACGATGGGTGCTGCGGTTTGGTGTACCTGTCCTTCAATGATATTGCTTGACTTGCTTATTAATAAAAGATATGGGTTAGGAGATCATATCGCTCCAGATCAATCTACTGATGCGAAGATGTACTCAAATATAGATTTATTTAGCTATGTTCAGGCTTCTAGATATGCTAACGCTCTAGTAACTGATACTGTTGATGGTACAAGTGAAGCAAGATTTAGTTGTAATGCTTCTATTCAAGGAACAGCAGAAGCATATACTTTGATAAACGAATTAGCAGGTATTATGAGAGCCTTTCCTATATGGCAAGCAGGTACTATAACAATTGCACAGGATAGCCCAACTAATGCAAGTTATTTATTCAGTTTGTCAAACGTAACAGAAGCAGGTTTTTCATATTCAGGAAGTAGTTTAAGACAGAGACATTCTGTAGTTAGTGTCAGTTATTTTAATATGGATTCAAGAGAGATAGATTATGAAATATATGGTGATGATGATTCTGACCCTGTTCAAGCTGCACGAATAGCTAAATATGGAATTGTTAAAAAAACTGTTAAAGCATTTGGGTGTACTTCCAGAAAACAAGCCAGAAGATTAGCAAAAGCTATTGTTTTTGGCGAAGAGCAAGAATCAGAAACAGTTACATTTACCACTTCAATAGATGCTGGAGCGATTGTAAGACCTGGAAGTGTGGTAGCTGTAGCAGATCCAGTTAGAGGGTCACAAAGAAGATCAGGCAGAATTAAAACTGCAACTACTACAAGTATTACAGTAGATAACGTAAAAGATCTTGATACATTTCTTGGAGGAGATCAAAAATGTTCAGTTTTGTTACCAGATGGCAAGTCAGAAGAGGTTGCCACAACGAGTGTTAATGCTACAACTGGGGTTATTACTTTAGCTTCAGCATTATCTCAAACACCTGCTCAACATTCAATTTGGATGTTATCCAGTAATGACCTTAAGCCTCAATTTTATAGAGTTATTAGTGTAGAAGAACAAGAAAACACTAATTTTGTAATTACTGGACTTACATATATTGATGGCAAATATAACAATATTGAATTAGGAGAAGCATTGCCTCCAAGAAATATTTCGTTATTAAATGCACTAAAAGCACCTCCTAGCGGTTTAGGTGCTGAAGAAAAAATAGTTGTTATAAATAATCTTGCTGTATCAAAAATAATTGTTTCTTGGCAAGTAAGAACAGGTGTAAGCCAGTATCTTGTTCAATATCGTTTCAATCAAGCAAACTGGGTAAGTGAAACAGTTTTTAGACCTGACATTGAGATATTAAATAGTCAGGCAGGTACTTATGAGATCCGTGTATATTCTTTTAATGCGTCATTAAGTTTATCTAATAGTGCAAGTAGTATTACATTTGATGCGAAAGGAAAAACAGAACCACCTGGTGCTGTTCAAAACTTATCATATGAACCTTTAACAAATAAATTAGTAAGACTTAGATGGGATCTAGCAACAGATCCAGATGTTTTGCATGGCGGAAGAGTTTATATCAGACACAGTAGTAGAACTGATGGTAGTGGTACGTTCCAGAACTCGGTAGATTTAATTCCAGCTATAGCAGGAAATAGTACAATAGCTGATGTTCCTGCTTTAGAAGGCGAATATATTTTAAAATTTCAAGATGATGGTGGTCGTTTTAGTTTAAGTGCAACAAGTGTGATTGTAGATTTACCTGATCTTATTGATGAGGAAACAATAGTTATACGAAGAGAAGATTTATTAACACAACCATTTTGCACTTCTGAATCTCCAGATGTTACTACTACTTGCACATCAGTAAAAACTAATGTGTCAGTTGTTGGAGATGGGCTACAGTTAACAAATCCAGCTACAAATTTAATTGGAACTTATGATTTTGCACAAGTTATAGATTTAGGAGCCGTTTATTCTTTAAATTTACAAAGAACAATACAAGCTATAGGTTTTGCTTTAGGTGGTCTAACTATCACTGCAATTTATGTACAATCAGGAACAACTATAACAATTACTTCTAATTCTCATGGTAGGTCTCAAGGTGATTATGTAAATTTTGTAGCTGTAGCTGGTGGTGGTGCTAGTGGTGTTTATCAAATAAATAATGGCTCAGTTACAACAAATACTTTTCAAATTACATCTACAACATCAGCAACGATATCTTCTTCAGCTTGTACTTTTGCTTTTGTTAACACAATAGATCAGTTAATACCAGCAGGTACTTTTTGGAACGATTATGCTACTGATGGAAATTTTGATGGTCCTACTGTAGATGATGTATCAGCTTCTTTATCAGTTAACGTTACACAAAGTGATCCAGCTTCGGCAGCAGCAGATACTTATTCAGGGTTTCAAACATTTGCAAATGGAACTTATAAAGGTAGGGGATTTAAATTTAGAGCAACTTTAGAATCAGAATCAATAGCACATAATATTTCAGTTCAACAGCTAGGGTTTATTGCTAAATTTGAATCACGAACAGAAAGAAGGTATGTACATACAGACGGCACGATAAAAACAGAGCCAATTAATTCTGGAACAGCTTCTTCTGGAAAAAATGTTACCTTTGCTAACCCATTTTTCACTGGTACGGCTACTTTAGGTGGAGTAAATAACTTTCCCCCTTCTATTGGTATAACAATAGTAGGTGCTGCAACTGGAGATTATTTTGTTTTATCTAATGTAACAAGAACAGGCTTTAATATAAAGATTAAAAATGATTCGCAAAACCCTGTATTTATAGATAAACAATTTACGTTTCAAGCTGTCGGTTATGGTAAAGGAGTGTAAGATGAAGGAAAGTATTTTTTAAATGTCTACATTTCAAAAGACTAATAAGAATATAGATAACGCTTCTGGACAAGTTGTAAGAGAAGATGTTGAAGATACTGTTAAAGCAGTAGCAGCACATAATTATGGACCGTTAGCTGGTGGAGTAGAGTTGTTACCTACAGAATTTATAGCTGTAAATACTGGAACACCTAAAAAATTATTTATGCGAGCGACAAGTGGAGGTGTTTTAGCTGAACAAGGTATTACAGGTAGTGCAACTTTATTAGAAGTAGGAAATTTAGATGAAGCTAATTTAGGATTATTAAAAAGAGCAGGAGATACCTTAACAGGTACTTTGCAGTTTATTAATGGTGTTCATGGTACACCATCTATAAATTTTGGCGATACTACTACTGGTTTATTTAAATCTGCTACTAATGCTATTGGATTTTCTACAGCAGGAACAGAAAGAGTAACAATAGCTAACTCTGGATTAGATATGTTGGGATTACCAGTAAGGTTCAGAGATTCAGATGGCACTCCAAATTTCGTATCAGTACAAGCTCCATCTAATTTAACTGGAGATTTAACTCTTAAATTACCTAATTCAATAGTGAATGGTGGTTTTATGCAGACTGATGGTAATGGTCAATTAAGTTTCCAACCTATATCACCCGTACCAACAGGTGTTATTTTTGCACTACCTGATACACAAGCTGGTGGTAATACTGGTTATGAATCTGATGGTATTCCTACTGGATATAAACATTGTAATGGTGATGCCATATCTAGATCAACTTTTTCTGCTTTATTTGCTGTTATAGGAACTACTTATGGAGCAGGTGATGGTTCTAGTACATTTAATTTACCTGATCTAAGAGGTCGATTTATTAGAGGTGTAAACACCAGTAATTCAGGTGATGATCCAAATAGAGCTATTGGTAATTTACAGTCAGATGACAACAAATCACATACTCATAATCTTAATACTACGACAAGCACCCACAATATAACTGGTAACGTTAGAAAAATATCAGAAACCTTTGCAGGGGCTGGTACTACAAGTGGTGTATTTTCAAAATTAGGAAATCAAGATGCTCCTTTTACGCCAGGTGGGCCTGATACAAGTCCTACAGGTGGTTTTAGTATTAACGCAACTCATAGTCATACTATAAATGCAAACACTAATTCACATGGTTCTGAATCTAGACCAAAAAACATCGCTATGATGTACATTATTAAGTTTTAATTATGGCAATCCAACCTGGCACATATAATTTTACGCTACAACGTAGATCAGATCATACGATTCCTCTGTTGTTTAAAGATGGAAATGATGCAGCAATAAATTTAACAAACTATACAGTAGAAGCACAAGTTTGGGAAGAAACACGCATCACAAAATATGCAGATTTTACAACAACATATACTGATCGTTCTGCTGGTTCTGTGTCAATATCGTTGACGGATACACAAACAGCTACATTTACTCCTGATATTTTAAAATATGATGTTCTATTAACTGATCCTTCGGGGTCGAAAGAATATTATTTAGAAGGTACTATATTTGTAAGTGAAGGATACACGACATGACTTCAGTTAATGTTACAACTACAAAAAATACAGTTACAGTAAACGGAGAAACCCGTGTTGTCACTGTAAAAACAGCAGGTCCGCAGGGAACTTTTACTGATGGAAACTTAGGTGATGTAACAGTATCAAACAATGGTACAAATATTGTTGTTAATGCTGGAGCGATTGATAATGCAAATATAGCTAGTAATGCAGCTATATCTTTAAGCAAGTTAGCAACTGGAGCGTTACCAACAGCAATTACTGTCACCAGTGCAAACATATCTGACCTTAGTATTGTCAATGCCGATATAAACGCCAGTGCTGCTATTGCAGGTACAAAAATTTCTCCCAACTTTGGATCGCAAAATATAGTTACAACAGGAACTATTGCTTCTGATAATATAACTATTGCTGGTGCTACACCTACATTAACTTTTACAGATAATGACGCTAATCCAGATTATGAAATAAGAAATCATAGTGGGTATTTTGCAATTAGAGATGCAACTTCAAGTGTAAATAAAATAAGAGTTAATCCAGATGGACATATTGATATTCATGCGTTTTTAGAATGTTTAGATAGCCTTTCTGTAACAGGAAATATAACTGTTTCTGGAACAGTTGACGGAAGAGATGTTGCGACAGATGGTACAAAACTTGATGGAATAGAAACAGCAGCTACCGCAGATCAAACAGCAGCAGAGATAAAAACATTATTAGATAGCAATGGTATTGTTAACTCAAACGTAGATGCAAGTGCGGCAATAGCTGGTACAAAGATTTCTCCTGACTTTGGATCGCAAAATATAACTACAAGTGGAGAAATAGAAATAACAGGAAGCACTACTGTTTTAAAGTTTACAGAAAATGATAACAATCCTGATTTTGGTTTTTTAGGCAATGGTGGATTATTAAGAGTACAGGATCTTACCAATACTTCTAACATTATGATTTTTGGGCCAAATAATGTCCAATGTGTTAAAAATTTAGATTTAGACAATGGTCTTGATGTATCGGGCAATATCACAGTAACAGGAACAGTTGACGGAGTTGATATTGCTGCACTTAATACAACTGTTGGAAACTTAAGTTTATCTGGCAGTGTTTTAGCTGACGGCACAACTGCAACGACCCAATCAGCAAGTGATAACTCTACAAAAGTTGCGACAACAGCTTATACAGATACAGCAGTAGCAAACCTAGTTGACTCTGCACCTGGTACGTTAAATACACTGAACGAACTGGCATCAGCTTTAGGTGATGATCCAAACTTTGCGACAACAGTTACTAACTCAATAGCAACCAAAATGCCTTTAGCTGGTGGTCAGTTTACAGGAAATATTACTTTTTCTGGTACTCAAACAGTAGATGGTAGAGATTTATCTGTTGATGGTAGTAAATTAGATGGTATCGAGAGTGGAGCTACAGCCGACCAGACAGCTAGTGATATAAAAACTTTATTTAATAGTAGTGGACTTGTTAACGCACAGATTGATGCAAGTGCAGCAATAGCAGGTACGAAAATATCTCCGAATTTTGGATCGCAGAATATAGTTACAACAGGTCAAGTATTTTCAAGTTATGCAACTCTTACTGCTGTAAACCCAACACTTACATTTTCCGATTCAGACAATAACCCTGATTATACAATCAATGTAAATAGTGGCATATTAAAAATAACGGATTCAACTAATAGTGCCGATAGATTCGTTGTAAACACAGATGGTCATGTTGATATAACTGGCAACCTAGATGTTGGTGCAGGGCTAGACGTAACAGGTAATATCACTGGAACGACAGACGCAACCATAAACGGAGTTACTGTTGGTAAAGGTGCTAGTTCTGTCGCTAATAATACTGCTCTTGGAGTTTCTGCTTTAGCTGCAAATACTTCTGGTAATGACAACCTTGCAGTAGGTAGTCTTGCATTAGAAGATAATACGTCTGGTGGTCATAACGTAGCTTTAGGTAGAAAAGCACTTAACAGTAATACGACCCAATCAAACAACACTGCTATAGGTAGTCATGCTTTAAATGTGGCAACAGCATCAAACAATACAGCAGTAGGATATGCTTCCTTATTATCAAACACAACTGGAACAGACAATACAGCCACAGGTGCTAATGCTCTAGATGCTAATACTACTGGAAATTACAATTCAGCTTTCGGAACACACGCTTTAAGCGCAAACGGTGGGGGCCAGAGAAATACAGCTTTAGGTAGAGGATCTTTAGCATCAAACACAACTGGAAGTTATAATGTTGGAATTGGTTATGCAGCTTTAAGTAACCAAACAACATCAACTAGTAATACTGCAGTTGGCGATTATGCCGCAAGATTAATGACAACTGGAATTGATAATACTGCAGTTGGTAGGTACGCTTTATATAATAATACGACTGGTTATTTTAATACTGCAGTCGGTGTAAGTTCTTTAGCTTCAACCTCAACTGGAATTGATAATACTGCAGTTGGTAGGTACGCTTTATATTCAAACACTACTTCAAGTAATAATACTGCTATAGGTTCAAGTGCATTAACCTCAAACACAACTGGAGCAGGTAACATAGCTGTAGGTTCTCAAGCATTAGATGCAAATACTACTGCAAATAATAATATTGGTATTGGTTATTTCTCATTGTCGAATAATACTACTGGTACTCGAAATATAGGAATAGGAACATCAGCTTTACTTGGAAACACAACTGCCGATAATAACACTGCTGTTGGCTATAACGCTTTACAAGAAAACACAACTGCCGATAATAATACTGCTTTTGGCTATCAAGCTTTGTACGCCAATACAACTGGAACGCAAAACGTGGCGGTAGGTGCTTTAGCGTTAGATGCTAATACTACTGGAGGTTCTAATACTGCTGTTGGTGAAGAGTGCTTAACAGCAAACACAACAGGTAGTGGAAACGTTGGTGTTGGTGAACGCACCTTAAGAGATAATACTACTGGGGCACAAAGCAGTGCTGTCGGTCAGTTTGCTTTAAGAGCAAACACTACTGGCTATAACAATAATGCTTTAGGTTCTTCTTCTTTGATGAACAATACTACTGGCCATTCAAACTCTGCTTTTGGTACAGCTGCTTTAAGTCAAAATACAACTGCAAATAATAATGCAGCTTTTGGAAGATCAACTTTAGCAAATAACACAACTGGAACTAGAAATACTGCAATAGGAGCTATGGCTTTAGATGCAAATACTACTACAAGTGATAATACAGCAGTAGGTTATGAGTCCTTAACAGCAAACACAACTGGAAGTCTAAATACTGCCGTAGGTTCTTTGGCTATGGATGCCTCTACAACTGCATCTAACTGTACTGCTATTGGTGCTAGTTCTTTAAGTGCAAACACAACTGGAGCAGATAACACAGTAGTCGGTACAGAAGCAGCCAAGACTAATACCACAGGGGCTAATATTACTGCTATTGGTAGATCTGCCTTATTTGCAAATACAACTGGAGCAAAAAATGTAGCAGTTGGTAGTCAAGCATTAAGAACGAACACTACAGCAAGTAATAATACAGCAGTAGGATATGACGCTTTAGGAGACAATACTACAGGAAGTGCCAACGTAGCGATAGGTACTGATTCCTTAGATGCTAATAGTACTGGAAGTAATAACGTAGGTATAGGTAATGGTTCTTTGGGAGCTAATACCACAGCAAGTAATAATACAGGAGTTGGGTATTTTGCTCTTCATGCAAACACAACTGGAGTAGAAAACGTAGCTGTTGGAACAAATTGTCTTGATGCTAATACTACTGGATTTAATAATACTGCTGTAGGTCATCATTCTTTAGGAGCAAATACAACTGCTTCTTATCACACCGCTTTCGGTTCTTTTGCTCTTAAAGCTAATACATCAGGAGTAGGTAATACAGCCGTAGGATCTCATTCTCTTGATGCAAATACTACTGGTGGATCAAATGCTGCTTTTGGTAGAAATGCATTAACTAGCAGCACCAGTGGAAGTTTTAATACAGGTTTAGGTGCTTTTGCTCTTCAGCTTAATAGCACTGCTTCTAATAACACAGCAGTAGGCTATAACTCATTAGGTGCAAACACAACTGGAACGCATAACACTGCTGTTGGTAGTGGCTGTCTAGATGCAAGTACCACAGGAGACTACAACGCTGCTGTCGGAACTAATACTTTAACAAACAGCACAACTGGATCTTATAACGCAGCACTTGGTCACGGAACCTTGCGAGACAACACTTCTGGTTATTCTAACGTAGCTGTAGGTTCAGCAGCTTGCCAAGAAAACGAAACTGGATTTTATAACGTAGCAATCGGAACTAATGCTTTACAAAGTAATATTAGTCAAAGTTATAACGTAGCAGTTGGAAATTTTGCATTAACAAATAATATTACAAATTTCAACACAGCCGTTGGCTTTAATGCTTCAAAAGAAAATACTACAGGAAATGGTAATGTAGCTGTTGGTCAAGGAGCAGCCCAGGAAACAACTACAGGTAGTGACAATGTTGCAGTAGGTCGTCTAGCTTTAAATTCAAATACTACCGCTTCAAACAATACAGCAGTTGGTAAGTCAGCTTTAGAAGCAAATACAACTGGAACTAACAACGTAGCTCTAGGAGCAAATGCTTTAGATGCCAATACTACAGCTTCTAATAACACTGCTGTTGGATATAACTCTTTAGGCGCAACTACAACTGGAACTAAAAATACAGCTATTGGACAAGCAGCTTTAGGAGCAAATACAACTGGAGCAGACAATGTTGCTGTTGGGCAAGCAGCTTTAGACGCTAATACAACTGCATCTAACAACGTAGCAGTTGGTAAAGCAGCTTTAGGAGCAAACACTACTGGAACACAGAACGTAGCAGTAGGTACTTATGCATTAGATGCTAATACTACGGCCAGTAATAACACTGCGATTGGTTATGAATCTTTAACAACAAATATTACTGGTATTTCAAACGTAGCTATTGGTGCTACAACACTAAAACAAAATAATAGTGGACATAGAAATATAGCTATTGGTCATAATTCTATGGAGCTTACTCAGAGTGGTTCTGATAATATAGCGATTGGTCATGACTCTCTAAAGGCAAATACTACTTCCAGTAACAACGTAGCAATAGGAAGATCAGCATTAAACCAAAATACTGCAGCAAATAACACTGCGATAGGAAGATCAGCTTTAGCTTTAAACACAACTGGTACTAATAATGTAGCTGTTGGAAGAAACGCTTTAGATGCAAGTACTACAGCTTCATACAATACTGCTATTGGTTCAACTGCTCTTACGACTAATACAACAGGAGCAAATAACACTGCCTTGGGTGCAAACAGTTTAGCTTTAAACACAACTGCCAGCAATAATACTGGTCTTGGATTTCAAACATTACAAGATAACTCAACTGGTGCATCTAATACGGCAGTTGGAGCTAACAGTATAACCAATAACACCACAGGAAATTACAATACAGGTGTAGGTGTAGATTCTTTAAAAGCAAATACAACGGCAAGCAATAACACAGCCGTTGGTTATGACTCTTTAACGCTAAACACAACTGGAACGCAGAACGTAGCAGTTGGTTCTCTTGCTTTAGATGCCAACACCACTGCTTCAAATAATATTGCTATTGGTTATTTATCCCTTACTGCAAACACAACTGGTACGCAAAATGTGGGAGTGGGAGTAAATACAATAGCAGATAATACCACTGGAGATTTTAATACTGCTGTAGGTCATCAAGCTCTTAAAAACAACGAAACCGCAGATAACAATACTGCTGTTGGTACTAATTCCTTATTAGCAAACACAACTGGAACAGATAATACGGCTGTAGGTGCTAATAGTTTAGATTCAAACACTACAGGACAAGCCAATAATGCTATTGGTAGAAATGCTCTTGGAGTAAATACTACAGGTAGTTATAACCAGGCTATAGGTCGTGAATGTTTAGATGCAAATACTTCAGGAGAGATGAATGTTGGTGTTGGTCATGCTTCTTTAAGTGACAACACGACAGGTAGTAGAAATGTTGCTATTGGTTTTGATGCTTTAAATGATAATACTACTTCAAGTGATAATACTGCTGTTGGACATAACGCATTAAAATTAAACACTGCTACCAACAATACTGCGTTAGGTAGATCAGCATTAGCAGTAAACACAACTGGAGCACAGAACGTAGCTGTTGGTACTTTTGCTTTAGACGCTAATACTACGGCATCTAACAACACTGGTGTTGGTTATCAAGCTCTTACAACAAATACAACTGGAACACGTAATGTTGCTCTTGGTTATAACTCATTAAAACTTAATGAAACAGCAAATGACAACACTGCTGTTGGTTATCTAGCTTTATTATTAAACACAACTGGATCTCAGAATACAGTTCTGGGAGCTTATGCCCTAGATGCTAATACAACGGCTGGTAATAACACTGCGGTAGGTTATGCTGCTTTATCTGCAAATACTACAGCTAACTATAATACGGCAGTTGGTACAAATTCATTATTAACAAACACAACTGGACATTCAAATACTGCTATCGGTTTTAACTCTTTAGATGCAAGTACAACTAGTTACCAAAACACTGTTGTAGGTAACAGTGCTGGGAGTTCAATTACAACTGCCAACTCTAGCACTGCTATTGGTGCTCAAGCTATGCAAAATACCACGACAGCGAGTAATAATACTGCGGTTGGTAGGAGTGCTTTAAAAAACAATACAACTGGTACTGAAAACACTGTAGTAGGTACTTATTCTACGCAAACTAATACTACAGGAAACTACAACACTGCTTTAGGTTATTACTCATTAAATGCAAACACAACTGGGACAGAAAATACTGCGGTTGGTAGGAGTGCTTTAAAACACAATACAACTGGTTACAGTAACACAGCCGTAGGTAGTGGAGCGGGGTCTGCAAGTGGAAACACGGGTGGTTTATTTAATACTTTTATAGGAAGAGGTGCTGGTAGTAGTAGCGCTGCTTCTGGTGGTGTATTTATTGGTAATAACGCTGGTAATACTGCAACAACAGGTAATCAAGTAATTTGTATTGGACACAATAGCCAACCTTCTAGTGCAACAGCTTCTCAGGAAATAACACTTGGAAGCAGCAGTACTGCAACCCTAAGATGTAATGTACAAACCATATCTTCCTTATCAGATGCAAGAGATAAGACAAACGTAATCGACCTACCAGAAGGTTTAGATTTCATATCCAAACTAAGACCTGTCAAATTTGAATGGGCTACCAGAGATGGTAATGGTAAAGATGGATCGTTTGAACATGGCTTTATTGCTCAGGATTTACAGGCTGCACAAAAGGAAAATGATGCTGATTATTTAAACATGGTTATGGATGAAAACCCTGACAGGTTAGAAGCTAGTTATGGTAAACTCGTACCAATCCTTGTCAAAGCGATCCAAGAGCTTACAATGGAAGTAAACAAACTTAAATCAAATGGCTGAACGTACTGCTGACGAAGTTGCTGCAATCTTTACTGCTGCTGGAGATAGCGTGACTTTAATTAACACCGCTAAAACATCAGATGAAACTGATGATGAATACAAAGACAAGATTAAACGTAATGTAGAGCATCTTGAAATTATCAAGGCATACAAAAAAGAAGATGAAACAACATCTATCTGGACTAGTGAAGATTTCACTGCTATCGACAAAGCTGTTGTTGATGGTAAAAAAGTTTATTCTTAGGTATCATTAGTACAATTATTTAAAAATTTATGTCAGCTTTATCTAAAAGATGTGAAGAACGTAAAGCAGAAGCCCAGGCTCTTGCTGAAAAGTACAACGCAGGTGTTGAAGAAGTAGAAAAAATGAAAAACGCAAACCAACAAGTATATGCGGAATTTCAAATTAAAAATGCTCAATATGCTGAACTTCTTGCTCAAGTAAAAGAAGAAGAAGGAGCAGAAGAACCTGCAACAGAAGTTGTAGATTAGTTAGATTTTCCCAACATCTGACGTTGTATTATTCCTAATGTGACGTACAAGGGTGATAGACCTATAATTAACAGTAATACGGCTATGCTCATAACTGACATAGCCTTTAAAATTGCAAATTTTATCATGTTTCAAAAAATAGCTAATGTTTTGAGTATTATCTCATTTGTAATGGTAGCTTCAATGAGTGGTGGAGCGTACTTTGGTTACAAGTATGTAACTTCAGAACAGTTTAAATCTAAAGTAATGAATGAAATTCTTGGTAATGTACAAGGAATGATGCCCAAAATATTAGATAATGGTTTACCTAAAATGACAGGTCCATCAATGCCAATCATAAAATAATAGATGAAAGTAATTGATGATTTTTTGCCCGAAGAAGAATTTAAATTAGTTCAAACTCTAATGATGGATTATGGTTTTCCTTGGTTTTATAATGATTCAGTAACTAAAGACCCTTATCCGCAAAATTGTAAAGAGTTTCAATTCGTACATTTATTTTATAACCCTTTATGTGGCATGGTAAGTGAATACCCACGATGGAAAGATATAGTCAAACCTTATGCAGACAGATTAGTTAGCACTGCGATATTAAGAATTAAAGCAAACTTAAATATTGCAACAAAAGAATTTATAACAAGAGAATTTCATACAGATTTTAATATTAAATGTAAAACAGCAGTAATTTATATTAATACCAATAATGGTTATACACTTTTTGAAGACAGTGAAAAAGTAGAAAGTGTAGAAAATCGAGTAGTTATCTTTGATTCACATATGAGACACGCAGGAATACCCTGTACAGATGAAAAAAGAAGAGTAGTTATTAACTTTAATTTTATTTAAAATGAACTGTTGGCACTGTAAAACTGAACTTATCTGGGGTGCTGATGCCGATATAGAAGAGGATTTTCAACCTGTTTTATATCAAGAATATTCAATGGTAAGTAACTTTTCTTGTCCTAAATGTAATTCGTATGTAGAAGTATATAAACGAAGAGATGCCTACGATTAAAGTTCCTAAGATAAAAATACCGAAGATAGATATACCAGAAACACCTCTTATACCAGAACACGTTTTAACAGGTAATATTCCAGGATGTAATTTATATCATAGAGATTTAGAGATAACAAAAAATCCTAGTATTTTATACAACGACAGGAACGCATATATAACTTGTCCAGAGGGAGAAATGCCTTCGTTCAATCCAATAGAATACGATCCAAGAAAACCTATTGAAACAGTAACTCCTACACAATCTCCACAGCAACCAGAATATAGACCTGTTATCCCAAAGAAAAAAGAAGAGAAAGAAACAATAGAAATACCTCCCTGTCCTGGCAAAAAAGATTTAAGAGTAGGAAGTTTTGTTAATGAAAAGCGTTTGGAGCGTGTAAAAGGCTATAAAAGGGGAGAAGATGGAATTGAATGTATCACTCTTTATGAAGACGTACCCTTCAAAGATCAATACATACCGAATCCTCCACAGCTTGTTAGCACTGCTCTCATTGCTAGCGTTGCTGCCACTACTCCATTACTCCTTAATGTCGTAAAACCTTTGGTAAAAAATATTATAAAAAAACTTACAAAGAAAAAAGATAAATCTAATCCGTCTTAAGTTTATGATTATGTGGAATAACTTGATTTGGAGCGGTGGTCAGTACAACATTTCTACAGCTAACAGCATCTTCTCCGACATACTTAACACCAAGTTTTAATTGCTCGGCACATATTTTAAGACGATTGAGATTGACCTCTAATTTTTTAGCATCAAGCATAAAATCTTGGTATTTTCTATAGGTTTGTGCAGCCTGTAAACATTCTTTGTTAAAACCTCCACCCCCAAGTGGTATTTGAAAACTAGCTGTAATTCCATAATTTAGGTTATATACTGTCTGATCTAATCGTTCCTGTTCTGCAACATATAAAATATTCCCAGGATTAAGCAACTCGCCTGTATCACTGTCTTTTGCAGTGTCATAAATATTGGTTCTAGAGATTGTACTTCTTGGAAGGGAAAAATTTTCTCCTTTAGTGACAAAGGGAGTAATAGCCAAAGTGGGAAGTTGGCATTGTATTCCGTTTGAAAATCTATGAGTAGGAAAGTTTCCATTTATAGTTTGATAGCCATTATTGATAACTGTTCCAGATGAACTGGCCGATGGCGAACTTATTGTATTATTAGCATATACAGGACTTGTAAACAGTAACCCTATTGGGAAAAGATACTTAAGGATGTGGTTTGGGTTTCTATAGTTTGAGTTCGATTTATTACCGATACTGCATCTAGTCCTGGAGCGAGGAAGTTTTCTACGAGAGAAAAATCTGAGCCTTCCGTCACTATGCTCCACTGAGGTTTGCTTGTTAATTCTGGTGTCACCCATTGAAAATTAACTGCTCCATTGCCTGTATTTTGGCTTGTTGTATATGTCGCATCAGGTGAGATATATGAGTCTGTTTTAATATTATGGCCTTGAACTGTGTAACTAAAGCCTGTCCTATAGTTTTCAGTAACAATCGTTTCTTGGATCGTAGATACGCTACGGCTAGATGATTCCATTTGACCTGTTGTAAATCTTGGAGTAATACTTCCTGCATAGGCACTAGGTATTGTAAGAAACAGGCATAGAAACCATTTCATTAATCAAGGCCAAGAGTGATAGTGGACTGAAGAGTTGCAGTTGTACCAGCACCCATATCAGATAAGTTTACTGTCAATGCTTGCCCACTATCTAATGTAATAGCTACAGATCCAACATCACCACCTGATGTAACTGTGTTTTTACCAAGTAAAGGAAGCGATGGCACTACCCCGTCTGTCACTGTGGCAGATAATAAACTTGGGATAGCATCCGCTTCAATATAAGTCTCGCTTGCAGAGAAGGCATCTCCTGTATTTACAACATTAAAGCTAGTGTCGTAATCAACAGTAGGAACACCATTAGTAATACCAGCATCAGCTAAATCAAGAGAACCTATCTGACCTGCTACTGTATTAGCTTTTGGAGTTACGTTTGTACCTGCAACACTAATAGACGATCCAATACGTTCACTCATCGCTGAAGCTGCAACAGTACTTACTGAAGCTACGGATTGAATACTATGCGTTATATCTGCATAAGCTGGTGCAGACATTACAAACAAAAATGGAATTAGTCTTTTCATTTAATACCTACTTTGTTTTTACTATTATCCACTATTTTAGGAGAATTGCCATTTTTCTTGTTTCCCACGGAAATGCCGTAGCTTCCGAGGACACCGCTAACTAAACCTGCGGTAAACGCTCCATCAATTCTTACCTTTCCCATGTACCCCAAAGTCATCATTGATAAACTCCAAGTCAAAATTAGAAATCGAATTGCGTGACCAAACAAATCACCCCACTCAATACCTTCTTTTTCTTCTTTCTCTTCAGCCATAAAAGTTAAGATTCTTGTCTAATACTAGCAAAGTAGCTATGTTTGGGAAGTAACACATAAAAACGATGGTAAAAATTCTAAAACCTATCCTTTTAATCTTTATTAAATCTAAAGCAATGAAAAGATTGATTGTTGATTTGCTTAAGGCAATAGCTAAACAAACAGACAACACAATAGACGATCAGGCAGTTGAATTTATTGAGGCCAGAATGTTCCCAGGTTCTACTACTAATCTTCAGTGAAAATAACTAAATTTCTCAACATTGATATAGAGCCAGCACCTATAGAGATGCAGTTAGAGGTTGAAATGCAATGTAGAGAAATTATGAATACTAATGATTTAGATGGCTTAAAAAGATATTGCACTCATCTTATAAGAAAGAAATTTGATCAAGATATTTTTATGGCCTCTTTATTAAATAGATTGATTGAATTAGAAGCTAATCGTGTTGTTGCTGAAATGAGGAAAGAAAAGCCTAAACCTAAGCATCCTTTGAAAAAGTTTTTTCGTATTCGTTAAGATGTTTTCTTTCAAAATCTTTAACTAACATAGAGCTAGTCTTATCAATCTCATAATTAAATTTTAGAATTGCCGTGCGAATATGTTCTGAAACCCATCCACCTTGTTTAGAAACAACTTCTGCTTTGTTGCGGTCATTAATAAAAATATAATGGTCATAACCTTTCAGTTCCACATCTAAAAGATTTTTTTCTAAGTCTTTACGTCTTATCTCTTTTAGTCGTCTTAGCTTTATTGAGTCACTCATTTTTCTTTTTAATTGAATTAAGAATCCTAGAAAGTGCTCTACCTTGTAGTCGGTTTTGAATGGCTCTGTTCCAGTTTTCTTGGTCTTTTCTCAATGCTTCATCATACACTTCTTTATCAATCTTGTCTTGTAAAAAATTATAAACAACATCTCTTATCCAAGAAGTAGGTTTGATTTTTAATTTCGTGCGAATGTATTCATCGAATAGCTCTCCTCTATTTATATCTATAAGAACGTGGTAATACTTTTTGTTTCCGTGAGGTTTCTTGCCAGCTTCAGCCATAAATATCTTTTTGATTTATACTATCACATTCTCATTGTATTAACTTTTTGTTTTCCAGGCTTTAATTAAGCGTTCCAATTCAGCAATTCGTTGTTTTGCAGCTTCAATTCTTTGTTGAGTTGTCATAGATTCTGATTGTAATAATGTTAATTAGTGTTTCCCCTGGGGAGAGTGGCTGAAATTGTCCCATTCTCTATAATCCCGTTCCAAGACTACGGTTTGCTATGGGACAAAGGTATGGGACAAGTAAAGTTGTCCTACGCTCCAATAGTAATGGGACAATCTATTTTGTCTCATACAGTTGTCCCACTGAAATCTATTGGTACGACTACGATTCCTCCAATGAGACAGGATATGTAAACGCCCCGCGAGCGAGGACTGCTCTATAAGACTTATTAGAATTATCATCTTCTATAAGTTCAATAAGACCTTTTTTGGTTAATCTTTGGAACGACTTTCTTATCGCAGCATCTTTACCATCAACCATTGGGTCGTGAATCATTTGATTTATGGTATAAGTTTCTGGGTGAATTTTTCTTAGCTTTTGAAGAACTTTATCTTGAACAGTAGTAGGAGAACCAGAATCATCAGATACTTCAGGAGTGTAATCAGCGATAGCAAAGGTGAGATCATCTTTCATCTTCATTATCATTTGAGTTCCCATTCTTCCAGACCTAGATTTTTCGATAGTAATAAATCTGCTATTACGACCTACTTTATTGATTTGTTCTTGGGTCGGTTTAGATAATTTCCAAGTTTCATCAACAGCATCTCTGATAGCTGATG